AACGGAAGGCGAAGAAGATTCTGAATCTGCACCCGTAGATCCAGAAGAAACACCACAACCAACAACAGAAGGAGACGAAGTGGATAACACCGTCACAAACGCGGAAACCGTCGAGACGGTCGAAGCCGCGCAGTCAGTAACAGCGTCAGCAAAGTCTGTCGCTTATTCATCACCACGAATCGAAGTAACAGCTGCTAAGTATCTTGAAAACAAGATCATGGCAGCGATGGGCGACGAAAGTGCCCGTCAGTATGTACTTGCAGCGGACAACACAACAGACAACGCTGGTCTCGTACCAACACGCCAGCTTGCTGAAGTAATCAACGGACTTTCAACAACTGTCCGTCCATCAATCGATGCAATCTCTCGCGGCGTATTGCCAGACGCGGGTATGACATTCGAAATTCCAAAGATCACCGTGGCTCCAGCCGTCGGAACAGTTGCCGAAGATGCAGCATTCACAGAGACAGATCAGAATTCTGCATTCGTATCTGTCGATGTAAAAAAATTCGCTGGGCAACAAAAATTCTCAGTCGAATTGCTCCAGCGCACATCGCCACTTTTCTTCAATGAGCTTCTCAGCAACATGGTCGCGGCTATGGCTAAGCAGCAAGATACATACACAAACAGCATTTTGGTATCGGGTGCAACAGCTGACGCAACAGGTATCGCAACTTATCCAACAGCTGCGGAACTTCTTGCATTCATCGGTCGTGGCGCTGCAAGCATTTATGCAGCAACAGCTGGTCTTGCAAATCCATTTGCTCGTAACATCTTGGTGAACACTTCACAATGGTCAAACTTGATGTCATTAAATGACAGCGGTCGTCCAATTTACAACGAAGTAACTCAGCCAATGAACCAACCAGGTATCGCCACACCAACTAGCTTGCGTGGACGCGTTGCCGGACTTGATCTCTTCGTAACAGCAAACACAGCTGCAACAACTGATCTTGATGATTCAATCTTGATGATTAACCCTGATGCATACACATGGTATGAGTCACCTAGCTACCAACTTCGCGCAGAATCAACAGCTGACGGATCAATTACCGTGGGCGTTTATTCATTCGGAGCAGTAGCTACAAAGATCGGCGCTGGCGCGTTCGGCGTAAACAAGAGCTGATCCATAACACATCAATCATGACCCGATTCGCTCCCGAGTCGGGTCAGCAGTAGAAAGGGAAGAGCTCATGTCTCTAGTAACTCCGTCACAGCTTCGTTCTGTGCTAGGCGTGAGCTCTTCTCTCTATAATGACGCATATCTTGAAAAGATCATCGACACAGCCGAGCTTGTAATCCTGCCGCTGCTTGTCTCTTATTCTTCGGCGGTTACGCACCGCCGCATTCAGTCAAATGTTGCAAGTCTTGAAACCAACACTCCACACAATTACATCGTCGGATCAAGCGTTGTTGTTGCAAATGTTGATGCCACATTCAATGGCACATACACAGTCACAGCTGTCGATGGGGAATATCTCTTCTCCTACGCGAAAACAAACGCAGACATTAACGCGAACGCAGTCATTCCACACGGTGATACTTATCTTTCAGGCAAAGATGCAGCCACAATCTACGCATCAAATCCAGCTGTGTACGAAGCGATCATCGTCGTATCGGTTGAAGTATTCCAATCCATTACAGCCGCCGGCGGACAGATCGAAGGCGTTGATTTTCAAGTGACGCCATACAGAATGGGTCGCTCACTCTTGAATCGTGTCATCGGGATACTTGGAAAGTCACTTGATACAGGAGCGATGCTGGCATGACCGCATCATCAATCGCGGTAAATGTTCGAGGCGCTCTTAAGACAGCGATCCAAAATGTAGCTGCTAACACTTACGATTCAGTACCCGAAGCGCCCATCGTGCCATTTGCGGCTGTCGTTCCCAATACGCCATACCTTGAAGCCAATCTGATTGGCACATCGACTCGAGTCAAGATCAATCTTGTCATCACCGTCGGAGTCGCTATGTACTCAAATGCGTCAGCTCTTGACAATATCGAGAAGCTAATCCTCAGCATTCTGGCGGTTATTCCGTCAGGTTACACGGTGGGAAGCGTGTCAAATCCTGTCCCAATGTCGATCGGAGCTTCGGAAATTCTGATGTCCGAGATCGAACTCTCAACCCAATACACCCAAACCAACTAGGAGTAATTATGCCAACGACCGTCATCACCGGACGCGATCTAGTATTGACGATCGCTACCGTAAATTACGACGCCCAAGCTACAACAGTCACACTTGAAGCCGACCATGTGATCGAGACTTATCAGACACTCGATGGACGCGCTTACAAAGCAATCGATGATTCTTGGACTCTCAATGTCGAAATGCTTGCAGACTGGGGCGCAGCGGGTTCACTCTGTGAATCACTATGGACAGCATGCGAATCTGCGCCAAATACAACCCTAGCGGCATCAGTTACAGCTGCGACTGGAGCTGTGTTCGCTTGCAATATCTTGCCTACATTCCCAAATGTCGGCGGTTCAGCACCAGACGCACAGACTGTCTCACTATCATTTCAAGTAGTGGGAACACCAACAGAGACATTCAGCTAAGAGATAGGAAATCGGGAGCATGAAAACAGGAATCACAATTACATATTTCAACGGGGAATCGGAATCATTCACCGCATCAACACCGGAATTCGTAAAGTGGGAAAGAAAGACAGGCTTGAAGGTCACGCAGCTTGGCGAAAATGTCGGACTCGATGATTTGCTTTTCTTAGCGTATAACGCGAAGAAGCGAGAGCTTGCTGGACAGCCTATTAAGCCATACGAAATCTGGTGCGATACGGTGGATGATGTTCGATCCGAGGAAGTGGATAGCCCAAAAGCTACGCCGCCGGAAGCCTAAATCGCGTCTTGGTTGAACTCGCAATAGCGACGGGGATACCGATGAAAGAATGGGAAACGGCGGAGCAGATTTACACCGCGATCGAGATACTGGAGAAAAGGAATGGCAAATAAGCAAGGCACATTCGCCATTCAAGTCGAGCCCGCAGCTCTTCGCAATTTGATCCAAACTCTTAATTTGCTAGACAAAGAGACTCAAAATAAAGTCCGCGATGCTGCATATCCGCTATCTCAACGACTTGCCGGACAGCTTCTTATGTTTAGCCAATCAGCTCCAGCGCCACAGACAAAGCTTGTCGCTCAATCGATCACAGCTAAAAGAGATCGCTTGATTCGCGTTGATGTAGGCGGATCGAAACGGGTCGGTCGCAAATATGGCGGCGAACAATCTGCGTCTGGAAGAGGCGCAAAAGTACGCCAGCAATCAGCGCCAGCTGGAGCGCTGCTCTGGGGAACAGAATACGGATCTGGCAAAGGCACAGACTCACTCGGTCGAGCCTATACAAATCGATTCAAAGCGGCTCGAAATAAGCGCGGATATTGGATCAATCCAGCTGTGGACTATTACACGCCAATCGTTGCAAAAGAGTACATCGACATAATTCAGACAATCATTCGAAGGGTAGGGCTTGACTAATGGCTGGTATTCCAAAAGTTAAGATAACATTTGACGCGGACTTCGATGAGCTAAAGCGTGGCGTCAAAGGCGCAGAAAATGAAGTCCAGAGCTTCGGCGACAAAATGGGCAAATTCGGCAAGGCTGCCGGTGTCGCATTCGCGGCAGCTGGCGCAGCTGCGCTCGCTTACTCAGCTGTACTTTTAAAGCAAGGCGTCGAATCAGCAATCGCTGACGAAAAGGCTCAGGCTAAACTAGCGACAACCTTACAAAATGTTACAGGCGCGACAGATGCGCAAATCAGCGCAGTCGAGAATCAGATTCTCCAAACTTCACTTCTTACCGGATTGACCGACGATCAGCTTCGTCCAAGCTTCGAAAGACTTATCAGAGCGACTCAGGATTCAGACGCAGCTCTCAAGCTTCAATCTGTGGCGATCGATGTCGCAGCTGGATCGGGCAAATCGCTCGAAGCTGTTACCAATGCGATGGCTCGCGCAGCTGAAGGCAATACTGGAGCTCTTGCAAGATTGGGCGTAGGACTTACCGCGGCACAGCTCAAGACTATGTCGATGGATGAAATTACAAAGCAGCTGGCGACGACTTTCGGCGGACAAGCCGCTGTCCAAGCTGACACATTCTCGGGCAAGATGGCAAGACTTCAGGTTGCATTCGATGAAGGTAAAGAGACAATCGGATCTTTCGTACTCGATGCTGTAACTCCCATGATCAATACGATCGTCAATACAGTCATTCCAGCGGTGGCAGGATTCATCAATTCAGTCGGTGGAAAAGATGGATTGACTTCAGCCTTTAAGACTTACATTGATCTGATCAAGAATATCTTTCAGCCTGTACTTGAAGGCTTCAAATTTGCATTCGATCAGATCAAAGCTGCGGTCTTAGGTAACAAAGAACAATTCACAGCTCTTTTCAAATTCTTGAAAGATTTCGTTGCGCCATTTTTGGGTGGCGTCTTAAAGCTTGCAATTCAAGGCGTCGGGTTAGCTCTGGGCGTCATCATCAACACAGTCGGAACCTTGATTACTGGATTCCAATCGCTCTTTGGAATTATTAAAAGCGTGGTCGGAGCGATCCAATCCTTGATTTCGTTGGTTGCAAATAATCCCGTGGTCAAAGGAATTGGCAGCGCGATCAGCTCTGCATTCGGTGGATTTCGCGCCGAAGGTGGTTCAGTCTCAGCTGGCAAATCTTATGTCGTAGGCGAGCGCGGGGCGGAGATGTTTGTCCCACGCAGTAGCGGAACGATCATTCCAAATGGCGGAATGGGTGGATCAACTTTTAACATTACCGTCAATGGCGCGATCGATGCCGAAGGTACAGCTCGCACGATCGTCGATGTGCTCAATCGATCAAATGCTCGAGGAACTCTCGGAGCGAATAGGTTCGCGCTGGTATGACAATCTGGACTCCGACTTGGAGCGTAGAGATCGATGGCGTCGAGTATAAGGATGTGGCTCTAACCAATCTAAACATCGGCGCTGGTCGTAATGATATTTACACGCAAGCCATCGCGGGATATTGCAATCTGACTCTAATAAATCTGGATAACTCCGGTATCGCTCCGACAATCAATTCAGGCGTGACTGTCTATGTCAATGACTCGACTGGCACTCCCGTCGCTCTTTTCGGTGGATCGATCACAGATGTCATTGTGGGCGTTCAATCTGGCGGCTCGATAGGAATTACTCAGACGATCTCGATCACGGCTCTAGGGGCGCTTTCAAGGCTTCCCAAGGTACTCACCGAAGGAATCTTGTCGAAAGAATTAGACGGCGAGCAGATTTACAGCGTACTCGAAGGAATCCTGTACGGCGCTTGGAATGAAGTACCGGCGGCGCTGACTTGGGCTGCCTACAATCCGACGACGACTTGGGCAAATGCTCAGAATTCAGGGCTTGGCGAAATTGATACTGGAAACTATGAATTG